CTTATGTATTTATCCTTTGTTGTAGGGAACAAAACACAAGTGGTCAATACTCTAGCACCGCAAAACGTTGGACCTGTTCTACACAAGGTCAAACTAAATATAGAGATGTTTAAAAAAAAACCAATATTCTAACCACCTCTAACCGCGATGTGACGATTGAGCGGTAGACGGGGAGTGTTTAGAAAGGTTTGAGGGGGGGTCCGCCCGAAGGGCGGACGGTGCCTGGAATGATGCTAGGCGCACGGCATCGTGAGCGATTGAGGAGCAACGCGGACTCCATCCGCCACTATGCCCCGCAGGGCGATGGACGAGTTATTCGTCCATCGTAGAATCTTTAGGAAAAGTCCAGGGATAGTATTACCCCTGGACTTTTGTGTTAAAAACTTCTGTGTTATTTTATATGCGTTATATATTATGGATACTCGTTCTCGTTCTTTTTGCTTAACAATAAATAACTATGATGATACGGCATTGTCTACTTGTAAGAAATTAAGTTATGCTTACATAATCGTTGGAGACGAAGTTGGTGAGAGTGGAACACCTCATCTCCAAATTTATGTGCGATTTAAGAATGCCTTAACATTTAAGAGTTTAAAGAAGAAATTTCCAACCGCTCATATTGAAATAGCGCAAGGAAATGATCTCCAAAATCGTGAATACTGCTCTAAACAAAAGGTTCTATTTGAAGACGGGGAGGTTTCCGTTCAAGGAAAGCGACGTGATATAGATCGTGTGCGTGATATAGTTAATGAAGGAGGCAATATGCGGGAAGTAGTTGCGTCTGCAAACTCACTCCAGTCAATTAAACTTGCTGAAGTATTATTCAAATATAATGAACCTGCTAGAGATTGGAAACCAGAGGTCAAATGGTATTGGGGTGCTACAGGATGCGGTAAATCCCGCGACGCCCATAAAGAAATGCCATTCGCTTATGTAGCAATGGAGACTTCACAATGGTGGGAAGGTTACGATGCTCACGAAGATGTTATAATAGATGATATGCGGAAGAATTTCTGTACGTATAGCAGATTACTACAATTGTTAGACAGATATCCTACGAGAATAGAACAGAAAGGGAGTTCCAGACAATTTTTGGCGAAAAGGATTATTATAACTACATGCTTTCATCCAAGAGAGATGTATGAGACTAGGGAGGATATACAACAACTCCTCCGTAGAATAGATATTATAAGAGAATTTAGCGAGAAAAACTTTATCGCAAAACCGAACATAATCCTTAAAATGACCGAAAAAATCAAAACACGTTCAAAAACACAGAAAAATAATATCATCCTATAGTATAATGGCCCGAACTGACCGATATGCTCGTGCGCGTCAAAAATCTAAGGCTTCTTTTGCTAAAAAGGTTGCTGCCTTAAAGAAGTCTACTTCTAAGAGAGGGCTTAACAAGACAGAAAAGAAACAAGTTAAACAGATAATTGCTACAAAAAAGGAATTTAAATATTCTCCAAGATGGATAAATTACGACAATTATGACCCTGCTCTGCAGACCGATTTCCAACAACCTATTACGTTAGGACAAACCATTCTACCGAATGTGTATCTAGCAGGTAACGGAACTGCTACGATCGTTGGATTCCAGATGGGCCAGTATGCTAACACTGCTTCATCTCAATTGGATGCCGCCCTCACTGCCGCAGGTCAACCTGCGTGTATGAATCAATTAGGAGGCATTGGAATGGAAAACGGTATAGACCAAACAAATATCATTGGTGACTATGCTCTACTCCATAGTTCCAAGTGTAATTTCCAAATTAACACTTCACCAGCAGGAGGTAATGCTGACAACGTTCAAGACGCAGTATCTCCTATGATATTTAGAGTCATCCACGTATCTTGTAAGCAAGATCAAGCAGGTATAACCCCTAGTTTAAGTGGTGACTTATTTAGAGATATGACTAATGAGAACAAAGGTTTAATGAGTGATATGACGTTAAAGCAACTTATGACTGATTACAGTTTAAATCGTGAGCGATTTTACGTTCACAAGGATTTTAAATTCCGTCTTAGTGAACCAACTGAACCAGATTATGCTGGAACCACAGCAAATCAGTCGCAAAGGAATATCTCTTATCCTACTCAAAAAAATTTCTCATTATGGATGCCAAAACCTAAAAAGAAACTTCGTTTCGCTGACACTGATAATGGACTTACAAACGCATATGAATGGTTAAACGCCGATTTCGTATCTTATGTATTTATCCTTTGTTGTAGGGAACAAAACACAAGTGGTCAATACTCTAGCACCGCAAAACGTTGGACCTGTTCTACACAAGGTCAAACTAAATATAGAGATGTTTAAAAAAAAAC